GCGGTCACAACAATCGTCTCGCAATACCCCCCCTATTCGCGAAGAATTACTACCAAGGCGTGCCAACCTATTTTAGTAGACGCGCAAAAGGCGAGTCATACCAAAATCTGTAGTAACTCCTGGACCGCAGATTAACGGAAAACTTTGAGGCAATGGAAGCCCAGAGCAACCATTTCTTTTCATCATGGCAATAAAGTCGAGCAAAAGCATCAAGAGTTTGAGCTCGCGTTTCCTCGTCCATTGCCGTGCACACCTTTACAATGTGTTTTGAAAAGTAAACGGGCACTGGGCCGTCATCATTTGTGAAATCAGTACCCATAAATACCAATTTCTCCTCAATTTCCTTAACCTTGCATCCTAATAGCTCCAATTGCTCTACATACTGGGGAGGAACTTCGCCATGAATGACGTCGTCTCCAGTAGCCCACCACGGAACCAATCCAGCCATAGTGCGCAAGCAGGCTATCAGATGCATGAACCCTTGAGCAAGAGAATTATCCGAAATGGTGTTGAACAGTCCCGATTTCATAAAGCCCTCAAACAATTGTCTCAAAATTGCTCCATTAGAAAAGAGCACATGAGCATTAGAGAAAGCATCATAATAAAGACGTTCAACACAATCTATCCAAGTTCTGGGAGGATTGGGTCCTCCAAGCCGTATGCGTAATTGCTTAACGGCTTCGAGCACCCATCCAGGGGCATTAATGTCCCAGGCACTCAAGTCCCGTGACACCTTTAACTTCTTGGTTAAACAATGCGCCTTAAACCTCTTCCACCCACCTGAACTGAAAACAAGTCCGTGGGCGGAAGGAGTTGAATAAGCGTTGTCATTTAACCAATCATTTTGCTCGGCAAAAGCCAAGCGCCAAGCCATCTGGACGGGAAGAGATGCAGCAACGATGAGTCTCCACTTTGAAGCCAATTTCTTAGCTTTCTTATGTGGCTCATCCTTCACAAAAGCACGAAACAAATGGCGGTACTTCCCCTGCATTACCTGCTGGGTATCGTACCACAACCGTTGCACTTGCATTTCATCAAAATTTCCCAGTCCATCAGCACCCAACCAAGAACCTATAGTTGTTTTCTCTCGCATATAAGGCCAACCTGGTGATGAAGAGTTGTCAAGGAACAGCAATTGTCGTCGAAAGCTTTCATAGGAGTCCCAATCTTGACGGATTGGAGGCATCTTAGAATAAAGATGTTCCATCTGAGCCATAGACCAGTCCAACTCACTGTCACTAGGCGATTTTACACCTTGTCTTCGTTCTGCGGCTTCGGTGTGTTGGACACAGAAGCTTTTCCACTCGGCTTCAGCCGAGCAGTCTGCGACGAAGAATTCTTCGGTTGCAGCGTGGACACTTTGTCTAAAGCAGCCTTGGAGAGACTCCTCAGCTGCTTCTCTGACAAGCCTTTGAGCAGACTCGTCAATTCGGGTAGATGCGTGGCCATGGAGGCTCCTTTCGGTGCCGGCGAACGCCCACCCTTCGGGGATTCCTTCCGGGGCTCGCGGTCGTGGGATTCCTCCAACGACCGCTTTTGGCCTTCCCCCGAGGTATTTGGAACAGCTTGATGAACCAAAAGACCTTCGGGAAAATACTTCCGATGACGACTACGATAAGCCAGAGCATCCTCCAGTTCATTGTAGTCCTCCCATGCCGATTTGTCAAAACTCGTATGTTCCTCCAACTCTTCCAGGCGACGAATCGCCTCCGCGTTAGTCAAATGAACATGACCTGAGGATAACCGTACCAAAAAGGTATCGGTATCCAATTCCTCGGCTTCCCACCCGTCCCTTGCAGCACTGCTGAGATAGGTGGTCGAGTCGGTTTCAGGAATTTGTTGCACGGCATGTTTTAGCCGCGCCCACAAATATAGGGACTCATAGCCCCCTCCTGCACGATTTCCACCGTGCATATGAATGCCCAGACAAATCCGACCATTCATATAAGCCGACCCGGAGAAACCGGCTACTGTAGAGCCATAATATTTGACCCTACCAATAATTTCCGCGGGGCTCAACTCCGCGACCGAATAGCGCGAGTCACAAGAACTCGTCACCGTGGCAGTTGTTTTGCCACCAAGGGGTCCAAGCTTGGCGACCTTGGTCCCCAAACGGGCCCACTCGCCCTGCGAAACCGCAAAGGCTACTACGTCTGGAGCGAGGTCCAGGCGATCAGAAGTGACCTTTACCCGGCTATTGATATCTTTACCAATTAGCCAAAGTTCACTATCTGCCCGCATATTGTGGCAGGGCATTACGAGCCAGTTTTCCAACCGAATTCCAGCTCCGACTATACAAAGACCAGTCGACGTCATCAACGCGACCGACACTTGACAGTCAGGAATGTTCCCACTAGGAATGAGATCATTCCCTGCTATCATGCTCTCCGGTTTTGTCATGAGAGCATCTGTATAAACGGCAACTCCTCTTTCTTGCCGTTCCCGCCACTTGCGGTATAACCGCCAAGACACAAAACCACCTATCAAGGCGGTTTTCTTCCAGTCCATCACAGTGGACTCTTCAGGGTAACCATTGGTCAGTACAACGGTCCTCTCGGTAAAGGCCATTCTCGCCCCATGGACAAGAGTGGCCTTAACTACGGAACCAAGAACCCCAAAAGAGGTCTTGGTTCCGGCCCATAGAATTTCCCGGACGCCAGGGGTTTGTGGTGGTGCGGGAGATTTCACAGAGGATTGTAACATCCTCATAAACATTTCAGCAGTCATGCTGGAGATGATTTTAAAATGAATTTAATTACAAATTCAAGTTGCTTGGGTGATGAGGAAAACCTACGAAACGCAAATGGGACTTTATTTCGCTC